CCCAGTGATGCAGGGGGCGACCAACTCGGCCAACGCAATAGCGTCGTCGATCATGTCCTGCGCCTTAGCCTCATCGATCTGGGCGAAGTTAGCCAAATCGGTCGGCGTCAACGACACAGCAGCCACGTGGTCACCCCCTGCTCACTCACTCGGACTTGCGGGGCCGGCCAGGACCGCGCTTCGGCTTCTCCTCGGACGTGTCGTCCGCGGGGCCGAACGGATGCGATCCGTACCGGTCGTCCTTGCTGTCATCCACCGAGAACACGACACCGGTCTCGGTGTTCATGTGCCGGCCCATCAGACGTTGGCGACCGCGTCGGTGACCTTGGCAAAACCGTCGAGGTCCATGACGCCCCAGCCGTAAACAACCTCGAGGCGCAGCGCGATCTGGTTCTTGCGCTTGAGGTCACCCTGGCCGTCCGGGTCACCGAAGCGAATCAGCTCGACCGGGATGTTGCGCTGCACACCCCAACGCAGCAGGTCCCACTGGCCGACGATGGCCTTGACGTTGGTGTTCGTGGCCTCCGGGGTCGCCGACACCGTGGAGCTCGAGAAGGCGTTAAGACCCTCGAACGCGGTGACGTTGGCGCCAAAGCCGACCTCGGGGTACTTCTTGCGACCGTCGGCGTACCGGGCGGTAGCGATCGTCCACGCGTAGCTGGGGTCGAAGGCAATGCCATTGGGCACGTAGCCGTCGGCGATGACCAGACCGGCAGCCTGCTCAAGGACGAGGTCCGGAGTCGTGGAGGTGGCGGTGGTGATCTCGACGGCGTTCGTGGTCGAGGCCAGGCGGTCACCGGCAACGATCGACGCGATGGCCGACCCGGTCAGCGGGTTGATTCCGTGGAAGACACCCAGGTCGAGGGCGCGGGCCAGGGCGACACCACCCTCAGAGGCGAGGGTGTCGAGGATGCCGAGCTGGTAGTCCTCGTCGGCCCACTGAACCTCCTCGTTGAACCGCATGGTGACCTGCACCTTGTGCGGGGTCACGACCTTGGTGCCGAACTGGGCGCTGGTCGACGCCTTGTCGGCACCCTCACCGACGTACTCGGCGCGCGGCCGGCCGGTCAGGGTCATGTGGGTGACCTCGCCGAACTGCTGCGGCTCGGCGCCGGAGAGGGCGGCCACGGCGGAACCCGTGGTGGCCTTGGAGAACAGGCCGTTGGCGATCGTCTTGGGCAGGGTGATGTTGGACGTTGCGAGGACGGCCACAGCCGCACTCTCCCTTCGGGGTTAGGTCTCCCTTGAGAACAAGTCGCCAGCGAACTGGCGCTTTTCGTTCTCCGGAGTGGTCTGGGTGGTGCCCTCACGGGCGACGTGGTTCCCGCCCTTGCGGCGGTCGTTCTCACGGCTGGCGAGACCCTCGGCCCGCCGAATCAACGTGGCTTCATCAGCGCCAGTCAGGTAGAGCTCGGCGTCCTCGTCGGAAACCTTGTACTGAACCGCGATACGCAACCTGAGTGCTTCAGCGCGGGCCGTTTCGGCTGCGCTGGTGGCTTCCTGTAGCTGCGCGGTCAGGCGCTCCTGCTCGGTCATCTGAGCGGCCTTGAGTGAGGCGAGCTCATCGGCCGCGGTCTTGTTGGCCTTCGCTCGGTTCTCCCACTCGCGGGCCTTCGCCTTCCAGTCGACCTCCGTCTTAGCCGGGGGGGCTTCGTCGGTGGCCGGCTGGTTCTCGGTCGACTCGGTGGTCGTGTCATCTGCCATGTGGTGCTCCCATGCGGGATGCCCCTGTGCCGTGCGGCTAGGGGTGGTTTAGGTGGCGGCGAGAGCTGCCCGCAGTCGGGCGTTGTTCGCGTCTCGAGCGGCCTGGGTGCGGAACTTGCTGGAGGGCGTGTAGGGCAGGGCTGCCACAACCGGCCCGTCTCCGAAAGCCGGGACGGCTATGCAGTCGCATGAGTTGTGGCTGCTGAATCGCGCGGTCTCGGCTGAATAGACCGTCCCGCGGGCTGCGATAAAGATGCAGAACGGGCAGGACTTGCCGGTCGTCTGCCGGGACCACCCACGTGCGGTGGAGTCGGCGTTGATCGAGCGAAACACCGAAGCCCGGTCCTGGTCGGCGACGAGCTTCTGCAGCGCGCCCTCAATCAGAGACTGAGTGGCGGCGATGTCGGGCTGAGCCGAGAACAGCGGCCCCGTACCCCACCGAGTGAGCACCCGAGTCGCCTCAGCATCCGGGGCCGCACCAGGAAGGGCACGAAACGCCCCAGGAGCGCCCGCCGCCTCGCGCATGTCCTCGTACCAGCCAGCACCCAGCTCCGCAGCTGCGGGGCCGTACAGGGCTACGAGGTCATCAAGGGTCGGATACAGGGCGTCCTGAACACCGCGAGCATCCGACGGGTCAAGCGTCCGCCAGATCGGGTCCAAGTCCGCCAGCAGCAGCTCGATCAGGGTGTCGAACGACTGCCGGTGCTCAGCTGTCAGCGCCAGCTCAGCCTGCGTTGGCATCCTGAGCCATCCGAGCAGCAGCAGCCTCAGCCACGGTGCGCAGAGCAGCCGAGCCAGACGCGCGACGACGGTCAGCCAACGCACGGGTGATCTGCTGCTCGTCGAGGCCCAGCAGCTCGAGACCGACCTCGGAGTCGGCCAGCCACGGAACCGCGGTTAGCTGCTTCATGCCCGCATCGGCCTGAGCCGCACGCGACAGGTACATGGGCGAACGCCACTTGCCGGCGATCGACGACCACTCAGCCGGCACAGCCTCCAGGCCGTTCTGGATAGCCAGCGCCCGGGCGAGCGTCCGCCGAAGCGGCGGACCCCAGTCGTCGGTAGCTCCCTCGGCCTCAGCGATCAGGTCCTCGCGGGAAGCGATGTAGGAGTCAGCCGACGTCGGATTGCTCATGTCGGAGATCCCCAGCGAGGTCAGCGGAATGCTGGTCTCACCAGAGAACAACTGGGCCTGCTGCTTCAGCTGGTCGATGTGCGGCTGCGGAGACGAAGCAGTGAACTGCTTGACGTCCGCTCGAGGCACCGTGGCGTCGTCATCGTCGGGCACGCCGAACACCCGGCCGAGCGCGACCTGCCAGGCAGCCTTCTGCGACCCGTCAGCGTTCTTGAAGATCGACTCGTCCGCACCCAGCAGGATCATCTGCGGAAACGAGTAGACATCCGCGTTGCCCTCCATGCGGATCACCGTCCGCAAAGCCTGGTCGTGCAAACTCATCACCGGACGAGAGATCCGAGACGAGCCGAACGGGCGGCCGACGCGCGGCTTGTAAACCATCGGCTCAGCCGGCATACCCCACGGGTGCGTCGACTGCTCCACAGTCCAACCGCTGCCGTCCTTTTCAGCCACGATCGTCCGGCCGAACAGGTACAGGGCCAGGGCGTTGACCTGACCCTCGGAGTCGCGGCCAGTGATCGACAACAGGCTGTCCAGGCCACGGCGGCGCGCGTTCCACTCGCCAGTAGCGGAGAACGCATCCTTGACGTGGATCAGGGACGCAGGCTCGCCGGCGTTCGTGTCGCCCTTGGTGTTGATGAGGAACGACGTCCCGTGAATGAGCGACGACACCGCAGCCGATGACACCTCGGTGCCCAGCTGGTTCGCGTCCGCCACCTCGGAGTAGCCGATCGACGACAGGTCACCGTCCGGCCACACAAACCCGTCGAGGTTGCAGCGGCGAGCGAGGATGTCGACAGCCTTCGCCGACCAGCCCAGGACAATCCCGAGCCGATAATATTGCGGTGGGATAACTGTCCCGACCTGCCGGATCGCACGCTTACCGTCGTAGTAGCTCGCCCGCAGCAGGTTCCGGGGCTGCTTGGCCTCGAGGTGCTCAAGAAGGTGGTTTAGGAGAGCGTTGTCGTCGTCAGAGACACCGGGCAGGCGGACCGTCACAACACGACTGCCCTTCTGCCGGTACCGCTACGGGATGGACGCTTCACCTGCGCCGTCTGAGCAGCAGCAAGAGCCAACGTCGCCGCCTGAATAGGCGTGATGTCGGAAGACGAGAGCTTGCGGGACCACACCCACTTACCGGTATCACCCAGCGGGCGCTTACCGGCAGACAGGGCTGCGGCCGAGAACTGGGGCTGACCGATGTGGTGCAACTCGCCAGTCACGATGCCGTTCAGCACCAGCGAGCAGGCGTCACCGAGCTCCTGCACGCGGATCGGCGTCACCTGAACCTTGGTGCCCTTGAAGAACCAGCGGCCATCCGCCTTCTTCTCCAACAGAGCAGCGATCGGGCCGGCGACGTCGACCATCACCGAACGAATCTGCGGGTTAGCCGCGATCAGGCCTTCGATGTGCGGGACCAGCCACACAACCCCAGCACCGCGGGTCGTCTGATCGTCCTCGAGCTCGAAGTGCCAGTCGCCGTCACCGCGCTGGCCGGCGAGAGACACCGAGGCGTAGGCGAGGTCGGGGCCGCACTCGACACCAATGGCGAACCGGTCCTCAGCGATCGACAGCGCGTCCTCAGCGGCTTTCCAGGACGGCCCGGGGATGACACCGTTGCCGCGCACCGGATCCCAGATGCCGAGAGCCTCACGCTTCCACGCCTCATCCGACCCGAGGTGCTTGCGCATTCGCAGCATCGACTCGAGCGGGGTGTGCGAAGGGAAAGAGGGGTTCGCGTTAGCCCACTGACTGCGATCGTCAGGATCGGCGTCAGGATCAGCCGACAGCTCAACGAAGAACGTGTCCTCATCACCCTGCAAGGCATCAGCCCGCAACGTGGCGAAAGCTTCACCCTTTGCGCCGTTCTCCGGCCGCGGGGGAGTGCCGATGTAGAACAGCAACGCGCCGGCAGGATTGTGGGCCCGGTTCGTCGCCGGAACCATGTCCATCCGCGTGCGGTCCGAAAGCAGCTGCGCCTCGTCGAACACGATCACGTCGACCGCGGCGAAACCCAGACCGAAGCCCTGGTCTCGAGCACCGAACAAGATACGCGAACCGTTCTTGAACACCACCGACTCAGTACCTGAGCCGGTGTACACATTCTCGACGTACGGCATCACACGGGGCTTAGCGGCCATGCCCTGCATCGACCGGAAAGTCTCACCCGACGTACGCGTGTGGTGAGCAGTCCACAGGATCAGCGAACCGGGATGCTCGATCGCATAAGCGAACAGCATCGCACCGACCGTGAACGTCTTACCGACCTGGCGAGGAAGGCTCCACACCACCCCGCCGACAGTGGCCGCGTACTTCCCATCGGCGCGCTTACCGACAGCGCCCTTGACCAGATCCGCCTGCCACTGATCAAACCGCACACCCATCAGATCAGTGCGCGTCTTGATCGACGGCCACTCAGTAGACGCCAGCCCAGTTGGAAGAACCAGGCGGCGAGCTACCTCAGATAGCCTCCCAGGCTGCGTCGCCAACCGACTCATCCTCGGTCGCCTCCTTGGCCTGCGCATCCATAGCCGTCAACTCCTTACGGAGCTCATGCAGCCGGCGGGACAACGCAGCCAGATCAGCACCCCGAATGTCATCTGAATCGATCGCCTTAGCAATCCGATCCTGCATAGCGACGTTCACGTCCCGCGGAGAGCCATTCGTAACGGCCTGAGAGACGCTGTGCGGCCTCGCAGTGGGCTCATCGTCGACCACTGCCCGGAGAGCTGGCTTGCGTGGCACAGCGCCTCCTAGCCGGTCCAAAAAACGTTGTGGAT